CGGGGCAATCACTGCCGGTGCTGTGACTTCGATTAAAATGCAGCAAGGCGATGCTTCTGACCTGTCAGATGCAACAGATCTGGCTGGGACCGGACAGACCGTTGCAGATACCGACGACGACAAGACATTTTACATTGATCTGGTCAAACCCACAAAACGTTATTGCCGCTTGTATGTAAGTCGCGGCACTCAGAATGCTGTTGTGGCATCTGCAACGTACATCCAGTACGGAGGCAAGAAAGTGCCTACAACTCACGGCACTAACGTAGCCGGTGAAACATGGCAAACACCTGATGTCGGGACCCCCTAATTGAAGCAAGCATTGAAGCAAGCGTGGGGGCTGTAATGGCCCCCATGATTTAAAAAAGGTGAGAAACATGAAAGTGCGAATGTTGACAATTAGCGCAGGACCTGACGCAAGTCACTGCTGGAATCCTGGAGATGAAAGGGATCTTCCACAGGATGATGCTATGAAATTGATAGCAACCGGACAAGCGCATCTATTGGAGCGTAGCATCCCTGTTGAAACTGCCAATGTAACACAACCAGAGCAGGCAACAGTTGCATATCGCGGCAAGGCAAAGGTTTAAATCATGGATCTAATCCTATCAACTCCCCCGGAATTTGAGCCGGTTACATCTGACAACCTGATGGAGCATTTACGTATTGGGTCGGATGATCTTGTCACATCAACCGCGTATCTTGGGGCTTTGATAACCGCAACCCGTCAGCATGCTGAAAACGTATGCCGTCGGGCGATGATTACTCAGCAATGGGAGATGTATCTTGATTGTTTCCCGTCCAACAATGGCGCCATTACCATTCCTCTGCCACCTCTGCAAAGCATTAACAGCATAAAATATTTAGACGCTAACGGAACGTTCCAGACTCTCAGCCCCAGCAATTACGTGGTTAGTTCAGGGCGCGAACCTGCACAGGTCGCACCAGCCTATGACATCACATGGCCTGACACCAGAAGTCAGGCTGGGGCGGTAGTGGTAACTTTTACTGCTGGATATGGTGACAACCCCGATGATGTGCCAATGGCAATAAGGCAATGGATTTTGATGAACGCAGCATCACTCTATGAAGCGCCAGAGGCTGAAACCTTTGTGCAGGGTAGCGTGTCAAAAGTTGATTCCCGCACGCTAGCAGATGGATTGCTGGCGTCATATCGGGTGATTCAGTTTTGAGGACCGGACGGTTGAGACATAAAATCATTATTCAGTACCGCACCGCTACTACGGATGGATACGGTGGTCCGGTTCAGGTTTGGACTGATTATGCAACGGTGACTGCTGGCGTTGATTCCTTATCAGGCCGTGAGTTTTTGGCGGCGCAGGCTGCGCAAAGCGAGGCGTCGGTACGGTTTAACATGCGTTATGTGGCTGGTGTTGATGCTGAAATGAGGATTGTCTACAATGGCAAGTTTCACAACATTTTAAACATCACCGATCCAGAAGAACGGCACCGCGAACTGATTATACTGACAACTCAGGGTGTAAACGAGGGATAACAGATGGCAATTGAAGGAGACATCCAATCTCTGCTTGCCACGCTAGTATCTGGGCGGTGTTATCCGCTGGTAAACACCAGCACCACCATCATCAAACCGTATATCACCTATCAGGTGGTAAGCAGCGTACCTACAGTGAGCCTGGACGGTCCATCAGGGCTTGAGAACCGTAGAACGCAGGTCGATGTGTGGGCTGATACTTACGGAGCGGCCAAAGCTCTTGAGATTGCCGTTAAATCTGCTATGCAGGGTGCGTATTTTGTCAACATACCCCTGCTTGCCCAAGATTTTTACGAAGAAGAAACAAAGCTGTATCGCGTATCAATGGATTTTTCTGTCTGGTCATAAGGAACGCCGTGAGGCGGTGCCGATTTTATCTACATGCCACGTCGTGATGACGTAGCGAAAGGAGCAACACAATGTCAGTCAACGCTCAGTTAGCCCAGAACACGAAACTCTACATTGCCGGTTCGTCCGGTAGTGCAAAGACCCTTACTGCTGCATCTGCTGGATTTCCTACTATATTGACATCAACCGCCCACGGTCTAGTTAATGGCGATATCGTAGCCATTGCCGGCATCACAGGGACCATCGGAACCGATGCTACCTACGGCTTGAATGGTAAGTCATTTACCGTTAAGAACATCACTACAAACACATTCGCCATTGAAGCCAACACCACCGGACTTACCTATACCAGCGGCGGCACGGCAACACCTTCTGCCTGGATTCAGGTTAAGGAAGTCAAGACAATCAAGTCGTCCGGCGCGTCTGCTTCAAAGATAGATGTTACCGACCTGGACAGTACCGCAAAGGAATACCGAGCCGGTCTGGTCGATAACGGTACGTTCAGTTCAGATGTTAATATTTTGGAATCTGACCCCGGACAAGCTGCAGTACTGGCAGCATTCATCGCTGCAACGGTCAACAACTACAAAGTTGTTTCGCCGTCCAAAACCCGCACATTCCAGGCTTCATGCCTGAAATTCCCAACCATCCCAGATTCTGCCGTTGATGGTGTTCAGACCGGTTCGGCCGAATGGCAGATCAGCGGTAGTGTAACCGTATCATAACTTAACAGGGGCGGTAACTCCGCCCCTATTTAAAATGGAGGGTCAAATGACACTCAGCAGATCAGAGCTGATTAATGAGTTCAGACTTGAAACCGAGCTGATAGAACTTGGCGAAAACAAACATGTTATTGTGTCAGAAATCGGGGCAGAGGACTATATTAAACTGTGGACAAATCCAGAACATCAGAAAGAAGATGGCTCTGTTGATATGTCAAAGTTTAGCCCGGCGCTTGTTGCCTATGCAGTTGTTGATGATCAAGGCCAGCGTGTTTTTGCAGACTCTGACATCCCGATGATAGCCAGGGCAGCAAATAGGCCATTTATGAAGCTGGCAGAAGTAGCCCGTCGTCTTAACGGACTTGCAGGAACCGAAACAAAAAACTCCGAAGAGACAGCGCAAGAAGATTCCTCTTCAGGCTCTGTCTCAGTTTAGGCTACCCGCACCCTGACTACCTGCTTCCGTTGCTTACCGCTAGACAGCTTAACGAGTGGTGCGCGTACGCAACAATTGAACCATTTGGCGAGTACCGATCAGAGTTGAGAAACGGGACGCTTTGCGCTCTTACAGCCAACATCAACCGTGACTCAAAAAGCAGACCTGAGCCATTTACAGCAACAGACTTTATGCACTTCCATGAACCGGTTGAAGAAAAAAAGCTGACACAGGAAGAGATTGAACAGCACCTTGACCGAATGTTCGGGACGTGAGCCATGCCAGATATCAAAACCGGAACTATCAGCATAACTGGATTATCAGATCTTGAAAAAAGGCTATCCGATTTCCCCGACAAGTTGGCACGCAACATCCTTGCCGGGGCGATCAGGGCCGGTGCCGTAGTGATTCAGAAGGAAGCGCGTCAATTGGCACCTATAAGCGACCGGCCGCATATGCTCGGTAAAGGTAGCAAGGCATTAGAGATACAACCAGGTACGCTCAAAAAATCAATCAAGGTACGGCTGGCACCACGCAAAAGCAGAGAAAGACCGATTGAATACTGGGTATATGTCAGCAAAAAGGCTTGGTACTGGAAGTTTGTAGAGTTTGGAACAAGTAAGATGGCTCAAAAGCAATTTATGCGCCCGGCATTTGATGGGAAAAAAGAAGCGGCAATAGAAGCGATTAGAATTTATATGTCAGCACGAATCGACAAGGAGGCGGCTAAAATATGAGTGGTCAATTAGGCGATCTTGTCGTTTCCTTAAGTGCTGACGTTGCTAGATTCCGCAGTGATATGGGTAAGGCTACTCTGGTAGCGCAAGAATCGTCAGTCAGTATATCAAATGCGCTTGGTGGGGTGGAAAAGACAATAGCAAGTATTGGTAAGGCCTTTGGTGCATTTACTGCGGTTCTTGCCGGTGGCGATATATTCAAAGACATGATCAGCACCACCAAGGAAGTAACCGGAGAAGTTGTTAAGCTTAAAAACTCTCTTGGCATATCAGCTGAAGAGGCCTCAGTAATGAGGATAGCACTTGGTGATGTTTTTCTGTCTGCAGACGATATTGCTGGGGCCGCTTCAAGGATTACCAAGCAGCTTGTTAAAAATGAAGATGCATTTAAGTCTCTAGGCGTTGCCACTCGTGACAGCAATGGTGATTTTAGGTCAACCACTGCAATCATGGCCGAAACAAACTCCAAGTTGATGGAGTTTAAAGAGGGTACTGATCGCAACGTTGAAGGGATAAAGATATACGGCAAGGGCTGGGAGGAAGCTCGCAAGACACTAAAGCTCACCTCTGAAGCAATGGAGGACGGAAAGAAACGAGCCGAAGAGCTGCATCTTGTTATCGGAGATGATGGAATAAAGGCAGCAAAAGATTACAGGCTGGCAATGAAGGATATTGGTGATGTAGCTGAATCGGTTAAGTTTCAGATCGGTTCGGCGTTGATACCTGAATTGACAAAGCTGGCTGTCAGATTTGGGGATACGGCATCCAATGGTATAGGCCCATTTATTAAGGGATTGCATTCAGTGCAAGCCGAAATAATCAGGCTGGCAATGCTTGCTGACAAAGTGGGCGGCACAATGACCAGCATTGGCATGATGTTGTTTGCTCCTGGTAGATTGATAGGCAATAAAAACTCTTCTAAACAGTTTGAGCAGATGGCTGACTGGAACATCATGTTTGAAGAGAGGTATAAAGAAAAAGATAAGCAGTTGCAAACGCTGGCTAATCTTGAGGTGGGGCTTGATGCCAACGGTAACCCCATAAATAAAAAAAGTGCAAAAACAGGTGGCAGTAAAAGATCTTTAGGTGGTGAGCCCAAAGAAGGCAAAGACGACTCGCAAATGTGGGCATCAGCCCATGATAAATATCTGAATTACCTAAAGTCATTTTCTGCAAAAGAGGCTGAACTTGTCAAAACTGCTGCACAGGAACAGCTTGAAATAAATCAGGAAGCATGGGACTGGGGATTGATCTCTCAGCAGCAGTATCTTGCAAAGAAATGGGCGCTATCCGTAAATGAAATAGGTAGGGAGATTCAGCTAAAACAGGAAGAGGTGCAGCGATATAAGGATGAGGTAGGCAAATACGCAAACGCTGAAGATGCCAAAGGTGCTGCAGCGTACCATGAAGCACTCAACAAGCAGGCTGTCGCAGAAAAAGAGTTGATTGCCCTTGAAGGCAAGCTGTCTGTAACACGGATGCAGAATTCCAACGAGTACAAAAAAGCTCTTTATGATCAAAATAAGCAACTTATGGAACTTCACAATCAGTTTTCCACACTGAACAATGACAACTTGACCGCTGCTTTATCTCAGCAGTCGCTTATACAGCAAAGTCCTGAATTTTTAAAAATGTCAAAAGCTGCACAGGATGTACAAAAAGAGATATGGGCAAATCAAAACAAGTATTTAACAGATTCTAATTCAGTAATATCAGGAATGAAAGCGGGGCTGAATGAATATGCCAAAACAGCTAAAGACGTAGGGGCACAAGTCAAAAACTATATGTCAAACATGATGAAAGGCATGGAAGATGCCCTGGTTAATTTTGTTAAAACAGGAAAGCTCAATTTCAAGGATTTAGCTGATTCCATTATCAGCGACATGATCAGGATTGCCATACAAAAAAACATTACCGGACCAATGGCGTCGGCAATCGGTTCTTTATTTAGTCAAGCAAACGGCGGGGCATGGTCAAACGGCGTGCAGATGTTCGCAAATGGCGGTATAGTATCCGGGCCAACAGCGTTCGGCATGGCTGGTGGTAGCATGGGTGTCATGGGTGAAGCCGGAGCTGAGGCTATAATGCCACTGAGGAGGACATCCAACGGAAGGCTTGGCGTAGATGTAGTCGGTGGTCTGCATGATGCAACAGCTCCAAACGTGTCAATATATATTGAAAACAAATCAAATGGAGAGGTCAAGCAGGGATCGACTAATTTACAGTTTGACGGCAAGAACTTCATTATCAGCACCATCATAGAGAACGTACAGCAAAATGGCCCACTACGCGGTCTGTTGGGTGCAGGAGCTTACTAATGGCAGTATTCCCTACATTGTCATCAGGGTTTCAGTCATTCCCTGAACAACCGATTGATGACACTATCAAGAGTGATTCGGACGCTGGATATACCATCACGCGGCCACGCTTCACCAGAATCCGCCGTATATTTGGTCCGGTGGATATGGTGTTAAACCGGGTAGATCGTGATGCATTGGTGGCCTTTGACTCAACGGTAAAGGGCAGCACAATATTTACTATCGCGCACCCTGTCACAGGCGAATTGATAAAAGTCAGATTTAAGTCGGATGGAAGGGTTAAAACGGAGCCTGTGCTTGGTAGTAATCCAGCAAATAGGCAGTTTAAAGCATCATTTACATTAGAGGAAGTATGACCTACAATGAGGTGATTGCGTTTTCAAATGATAGTTGCTGGTCCAGCCGGAGGCGTTAGCCCGGATACTGGAAAAAGCGGAAGCCTGCCAAGTTAAGAAGTAATCATTTTGCAACGTTGTGACGACGTAGCGGAGATATATGAGACCCTTACCCCCTGCCATACTGCGTGCCGCCAACCGTCTGGATCAGGACAGCCCCTGGCTGATCCTGCTTGATATCCAGATCGAGGGCGAAGAAACCATGTATCTGGTAAACAACACCGAAGATGTAGTTTTTGAAGGCCGCACCTATGTTGCCTTTGCCTTTACGGTGGATATGCCAAAGGAATCCAGCAAGGGAGAGATCCCCAGTATCCAGCTCGCCGTTGCCAACGCCACTCGCACAATTCAGACCTATGTTGAACAGTACGAAGGAGGAGTTGGCGCTAGTATTACCCTACGGATAGTCAACGCCGGTCTGTTGGCGGAAAACTATGCCGAACTGACCACCGAACTTACCGTAATGGCCTGCAAGTGCAGCGCCCAATGGGTCACATTTACCCTGGGGGCCATTAACCCGCTCAATAAGAAATTTCCACCCGACCAGTACATTGCCAACCATTGCCGTTTCCGGTTCAAAGGCCCGCACTGTGGCTATACCGGCACTGCCACGGCTTGCAACCGAACCCTTGATAACTGTCAGGCGCTTTCTAATTCAGCCCGTTTTGGCGGGCATCCTGGCCTCGATGGCCGAGGGATACGTCTTGTATAGCACCCCCGAATATACCGATCTGCTGGGCAAACGCTTTGAATACGGCGGACGTGGCCCTGATTCGTTTGACTGTTACGGCATAGCGGTTGAACTATATCGCCGCGCCGGTCTTACCCTGCCGGATTACACCAGCACCGACAGCCCCGAAGGTCAAGGGTTCGGTTTCGCGCACGGTGCTGAAAACCACTTTGACGTGGTCAATGGAGATCTCCATCCGCTGGATATCATCCTGTTTCAGGTGGTGCCCCGCTTTATCACGCACTGCGGTGTGTATGTCGGGCATGGTCGTTTTGTGCATATCATGCAGCGCACCAGCGTGGCCTGTGAAGAGTTGTCCAGCCCGATATGGTTACACCGCAACCGTGGCGTGTACCGGTTCAGGGGGGCGCTGTGAACGATATCACCCTGACCAAAGTATACAACCCTCTGAACCGTGCCGACCAGGACACCATCACCTGGCAGTACCGCCCCGGACAAACCCTTGCCGACCTGATCGACCATGCCGGTAAAATTCTGCAGATGCGTGAAAGCATGTCACTGGCAGTATCAGTTAACGGCCAACAGATACCGGTTGACCAGTGGACGCAAACCACCTTGGTACCTGGCCAGCAGGTTGTAATGGTGCCAGTACTGACCGGTGGAGGTGGTGGTAAAGACATCTTGAGGATGGTGGGAATGGTAATCATTGCCATTGTAGCGTCTATCGTGTCGTACGGGGTAGTTGGCGCAATGGTTATGGGTGGGTATTTGACATCTAGTGTCGGTATCTATGCTGCGTTTGGACTGACCTACGCGGCAGTTATGATAGGTGGTTCAATGCTGCTGAACGCTGCCATAGGTATGGGTACTATTAACCCCCCATCGCTTAATGGTTACGGGTCAATTGATAAATCCAACAGCTACAGCTGGAACCCGCAAAACACCCAGCAGCAGGGCATTGTCATTCCGTGGCATTACGGCATTTGTAAGCTGCACGGAAACATCATCGGTGTCTGGCGTGAAGGTATCGGACGGAATCAGTACCTGAATGTGCTGGTGTCGCTGGGCGAAGGGATTATGGGCGGATTTACCGATATAAAGCTGAACGGCCAGCCCATTGGAAACTATCATGGTATTGAACTGTACACACGCCTGGGATATCTGGACCAGCCAGCCATATCCAACTTTGGTGATACCAGACTTGAATACCCGCTGGCAGCAAAGGTCAGCTACGGCAGCCCGATAATCTACACCACCGTAGACGATGATTTTGATGCGCTTGAAATAGAGGTGAGCTTTCCCAATGGCCTGTATTATTACAGCGACACCGGGTCATTAACCACGTTATCGGTAAACTTTTCAGTTGAATACCGACCTGTTGGTGGGACGTGGTTGTTTCTGACCATACAGCCATATACGTACCGTGTCTCTGATGGTGGTTATTGGTCGCTTGGATTTTGGTACATTGATCATTCTTTAGATGAATCTGGCGGACCATCCCCAGCATATTGGCAAGAATCTTCGACGGGAGGCAGCGATCCTAACAGCCATTATGAAGGACAAGACCAAGATGGGTGTACATGGCGATGGATAGGTAGCCCAATACGTATAGCTGAGGGAACCCTGCCATATGTCACTGCTTCCGCCGCCGAACGCGGCACGGTTAGATACCTGTATAGAGCCTGGGGCTTGTCAGCTGGTAAATACGAAATCCGAGTAACCAAGCTTTCACCCGACAAAAACGATGCCCGTTACGGTGATGATTTTTACCTGACCAGCGTTCAGGAAATACTGATGGATGATTTTACCTATCCAGGTCAGGCTTTGATTGGTTTGCGTGCGCTAGCTACCGATCAGCTTTCTGGCAGCTTTACATTTGAATGCCGCACTACCGGCAAGTTTTGTCGGGTTTACAACGGTAGTAGTTGGACCGTAGGAGCAACCAGCAACCCGGCATGGGTATGCTTTGACATACTGACTCAGCCGGTTTTTGACAACAGCTTGAACGTGCTGGAATACCGTGCCCATGATCCCGCTAATCTCGATCTGGCCCGTTTTTATGAGTGGTCGCAATACTGTGATGATCTGGTGCCTGATGGCAGTGGCGGAACTGAAAGGCGCCTTACCTACAACGGCAGTTTTGACAGCTCACAAAGCATGTGGGATGCCGCTTTGAACGTGGCGAAGATAGGCCGTGCCACCTGCTACTGGCGCGGCACCACCATAACCGTTGCCATTGACAAGCCAGCCGACCCGGTTGCGCTCATCAGCGTCGGAAACATCGGACTCGATTCGTTCGAAGAGACGTTTCTTCCAATGGAAAACCGCGCCGGTTCCATTGAAGCAGATTTTCTGAACCTTGAAAAAGACCTTGAGCGCGACAAGTTCACCGTTATCAATCCTGATGCCCCCGGTGAATGGGGATCAGCCAGCCTGCCCTTGCAAGGTGTTATCAGACCAAGCGAAATTTGGCGGCACTGTCGGTATTATCTGGCAACCACGCAAAATCTGACCCGCGTTGTATCGCTGCAAATGGATATCGACAGCATTGCATTTACCCTGGGCGATGTTATCCAGGTGCAACATGATGTGCCGCTATGGGGTGAAGGTGGCCGGATCGTATCAGCCACCAGCAACTGCGTGGTACTTGACAAGGAAGTGGTGATCGAATCCGGCAAGGCTTACAGCATTATGCTGCGGTTGCTGGATGGCACCGTGGTTGAGCGCACCGTATCAAATGCCCCAAGCACCACCGATACTATCAGCATTGCCACGCCGTTTGCCACAATACCGGAACAGTTAGATGTGTATGCGTTTGGTGAGATCGACCGCAGCATCAAGCCTATGCGTGTAGTGGGAATTGATCCTGCTGGAGACCTGAAGCGCAAAATTACCCTCACTGACTATAACGAATCTGTTTACAATACTGACCTGATGTTGCCGGTGTTGCCGACGGTAAACTACAGCTCTACCCCACTGCCCATAGTAACCGGACTGGCATTATCTGAACGGCTGATAAAAGACCAGTCCGGGCAGATCGTAACCATGATGGATGCCACCTGGCATCCGGTAACCAATAGTCTGGCCCGTTATATTGATGTGCTGGTAAATGGCGTGTCGCAAGGCTACAGGACCGTATCCGATACCAGCATCAGCCTGCCGGTTACAGATGGCACCACCTACACTGTGCAGGTGCGTACCGTGGGCTGGATCGGCAATGCACAGCCGCTTGATCTGGCAGCAAAAGCCGGCATAACCATACTGGGCAAGACCGCCCCGCCTGCTGATGTTTTGAATCTGCGGGCATCGGCAACATCATACGGCGGCCTGATACTGACATGGGACAGTGTAACCGATGTTGACCTGCTGCATTACGCCGTGAGATTCGGCAGCAACCCTGCTGCTGGATGGGAAAACGCCATTGATATTGGCACCACTCTTGCCACCACCATAACCATACCCGCCGCCCTTGACGGCATCTATCTGATCAAGTCGGTAGATACCGGCTTGCGGAAATCTGCCACCGCTGCCAGCGTAATAACCACCATACCCAGCCTTGCAAATTACAACGCTATTGCCGTTGCTGATGACGGCGCAACGTGGCCTGGAAGCAAAACCAGCTGCTACGAGCTGGCAGGCAAACTGTATCTTGATATGGCCGGCCTGGTTGATGATCTGACTGACTGGGATTCCTGGGCCAATATTGATACCTATGGTGGAGCCCGGCCAGAGGGTTACTATGCCATGGCAGAGCAGGTAAATCTGGGGACCGTACAGACTTCGCGCTGTGCCGCCCAGGTTGAATATAACGCTGTAAATACATCATCCCTGTTTGATTCAATCCTTGATTTTAATGCAATTGCCAGCTTTGACGGTGAATCAGTTGCCGGGGTTGGAGTGCAGCCCCAAATCCGCACCAGTCTGGACGGTTTAACCTGGTCGGACTGGCAGCCGTTCGTTGCCGGTGACTACACCGCTCAGGTGCTGCAATTCCGTTTAATGCTGACCACCACCGTAATAACCAACATCCCTGTTGTATCGTCGTTTGCAGTATCGGTTGATATGCCTGACCGCGCCGAACTTGGTCAGGGTGTATCTGTTGCCGCCGGTGGAACTACCGTTAATTTCAGACAGCCATACATGGTGCCGCCGATTATCCGCACCACAATACAATCGGCCACCAGTGGCGACACCGAAAAAATAACCAGCGTCACTACCACCGGTTTCACCGTGCAGATATTAAACGCCGGATCAGGCGTGGCCCGTACGGTTGACTGGCAAGCCGTAGGATATTAACGAAGGAGGAATATATGAGTCAGCATGATTTTGATATTACAACAACCGACGCCAACACCGGCCCCACTATTCGGGCGGCTATAAATGCGGCGTTACAAGCGCTAGCGACTAACAACAGCGGAGCGACCCCACCATCTACTACGTACCCCTTCCAGCTGTGGGCAGACACGGCAAATGATTTATTGAAGCAGCGCAACGAGACAAACACGGCGTGGCTATCTATTATAAAAATGTCAACAGGGACGTTACCTGACTCCTCAATCACCACCGCAAAACTCGCAAAAGAAGGCACAGCAGGGCAAGTGCTTACTTCTGGCGGTGCGGGGGCTAATCCTAGTTATCAACCAGTACCCGCATCAACTGTATTTGCATCCTCCGCAGAAAACGTAGCAGGTACTATCGAAAACAAAGCCGTTGATCCGCTAGGTATACGAGAAGCGTTTAACGCTACAGGTTCAGCTCCTGTGTATGCTTGTAGAGCTTGGGTAAACTTCAACGGTACTGGTACTGTAGCTATTAGAGCAAGTGGTAATGTTAGTAGTATTACGGATAATGGAACTGGGGATTATACGGTGAATTTTATTACTGCTATGCCCGACACTAATTACACTGTAGCCCACGCAACTAGAATACCTGCATCAGCAGGTTATAACACATTAGCGATGCGCCTATTCGGTAACTATAATGGTTCGGTACAAGATGTAGCCCCTCTTACTAGCAGTTTTAGGATCGGAACAGCAGTACAAGGTGTCACAAATAATTCAGACGGTGATTATATCTGTTTGTCAGTATTCAGATAAAAGGAAAAACAAAAATGAAAATAATTTACGAAAATCGAGATAAGTCAATATCAATATTGACGCCAACTGAAGAAGCATTAAGCTTTGCTACAATCCAGCAAATCGCTGAGAAAGATGTACCACATAATCTACCATACTGGATAGTTTCAGCAGATACAATTCCAACAGATAGAACAAACAGAGAAGCTTGGCAATTAGACGGAACACAAAGAGACCCCGACGGCTTCGGTGGCGAGTCCAACGAGTTTGACTCTGATTTGTTGGCAAAATTACAACAGGGGATAATCGGATGATTACAATCAATAAAGATAAAGTATTAGAACAGGCAAAGGCTACAAAACTAGCAGAGATTAAACAGGAGCTTGATGCTCTTGACATTAAGCGTATACGTCCTGTTGCAGAGGGCGACGCAGCTTATCTTGCTACGCTTAACGATCAAGCACTTGCACTGAGAGCTGAGTTACAAGGGCTGCTATGACACTTGGTGTCGTCCGATACATGTTCTATGCCCCCTTACACTGGCTGCTGACAATACTCAGCTATCTGATAGTGCCGTTCCTTATATTGTTTCAGCGTGACGCTTGGTTACCTAACTGGTGCTGGTGGTTCCAGACGTGGGATAACAGCCTTGACGGTGACAACGGATGGCAGACTGAGCATAGGCCATGGCTGGATATTCCTTACAAGCAACTGTCCAGCCTCCAGCGTTATGTATGCCGTGTTATGTGGCTCTGGCGTAACCCTGCCTATGGGTTTGCCTATAAACTAGCTCCACAGGCTGGCTACACGCTCACAATGTATGGTACGCACAACAACATCCTTTATGTAGCTAACACTGGCTGGTTCTTCTGGAATGGGCAAATAGAGGTATCTGAGAACTATGATTTTAACTGGCTGATTGGCTGGAAGTTACCCTACCCAGATAAGCCTAGTCCTATCTGCTGCACTATGCGGTTTGTAAAGCAAAAATAACCTCAACCACTGGAGATTAACATGACGCATGACGTGTGCCTACACGAAAGAGAGTTTGGACAGATATCGGAAGTTTTGCGCCGGTATGATGACCACATGGAAACTACCAACGAGCAAATGCGTCTGCTGATTGATGCCGTCAACGGGCTAAAAAGTACCGTTGACAGGCAGTCCGAAAAACTCGTCGAGTTTGGCAACATCAAGGACGGCTTGCTGCAAATAAGCACACAGATGTCAACGCTATCAACAGAAAACAGAGACTCTCTGAGACGCGCACACGACCGTATCGACGGGATCGAAAGTTTTCAACGCGATCATGCAACTACCCATTGCTTAGAATGTAAAAATCAACTGGGCTGTGACGAAGCGCACAAAAGCCTGTCTGAGTTCAAAGATCAAATGGAGCCGCTTGTACCGGTAGCAAAGGCATTCGGAAGGATGCGGGAAAAAATACTCGAATGGAGCATGTGGGTACTGATCGTTATTGTTGCATTAGCGTTTGTTGTGACAGTAGCAAAAACATACGGAGTTACGCCGTCAATCAAGATTGAGAGCAAACCATAAAAGGAGGTGACACCATGTTAAAACTAATTTGCTGCATAACAGCCGCCATCGTTTTACTCGCAACAGCAGTGCAGGCAGCATACATCAACAAGGCCCTGACTGTGGTGTTCGGACATGAGGGCGGCTTGCAGTGCGATCGTAACGACCCCGGCAACTGGACTGGCGGCAAAGTGGGAGTTGGCCGCGCCGGTTGTACCAAGTACGGCATTGCAACCAATAGCTACCCGAATGTTAACATCCGGCATCTGACCATTCAGCAAGCCGCAAAGATCTACGAACGGGACTACTGGAACCCTCTGCATCTGTCGGAAATTAAAAGCCAGGGCATTGCAACAGAGGTATTTGACACTGCTGTCAATTGCGGTACTAAATCCAGTGCCCTGATACTGCAAAAGACCTGTAACCACCTAAACGGCAAGGGCAAGGACTATCCCCTTGATGGCCGGATCACCGCTGACACTATCCGCTGGATCAACCAATTTACCATCACAAAATCAAACCGCGTCCGGTTCTGGAAGCTGTTGAACGGCTACCAGTTGGGCCGGTATCTGCAGATAGTTGACCGTAACCCCCGTATGGATCGGTATTTCAACAGCTGGCTATCAAGGGTGTGGTGACGCTATGACCTTCGCCGCTATTCTCAAGATCATTGATGCCGCCCTGGATATTAAAGCCGTTCAATACCTGCTGTTGGTGCTGGTTATTGCCCTGCTGGTTGTTTCCGGCTTCAACATCGCACGTCAAAAGGTGCTTTCTCTTCAACTTTCGGCCGCGAACGGTGACAAGGCCCAGTATGCCTCCGCATTGCTTACCCAGAACGCTGCAATTAAAAAGCAAGGCGATGATATGCAGCAGATGCAGAAACAGATTCAGGAGGCAAACAGTAAAGCCGCTGACATGAAGGCCGCGCTTAAAAAGCGAATGACTCAGATAAACGAGGTGGTTTTGACCGGAGATTGCCCACAAATGGTTCAGCAGGTGATTGACGAGGTGAGAAAATGAAATGTGCCGCCATGCTCCTATTGCTAACTGTTTCGCTTGCTGGTTGCGGGATCAGGTATGTCTACGTGCCGGTCCCGACCTGCCCACCACCGCCAGTGATGGTCATGCCGATGCTGGCCGTGGATCAGCTACCCCAAAAACCGGAAACGGCAGCGGGTCTGAAAGCTCTGGCAGCGGACCACGTCACCCTAAAATCAACCCTTGAGCAGTGCATAGTCACCCTGGATGGATATAGGACACCACCAAAAACAAAGGAGTAACTAAGATGGGATCTAAATCGGATTATCTTGAGAACAAATTTTTGGATTGGCTACTTAGGGGGCAGGCTTTTACCGCTCCCGCAACTGTTTACATCGCGCTTTACACTGCTAATCCGTCCGACACTGGCGGGGGTACTGAGGTATCAGGAGGCAGCTATGCCCGCGTTGCTGTGACTTCTTCGCTGGCTAACTGGGCCGGTACGCAGGGAGCAGGAACCACGGTGGCTTCATCAGGTACTAGTGGTCAGACCAGCAACAACAACGTAATAACATTTCCAGCTCCTACTTCCAACTGGGGAACCGTTACCGGCATGGCTATTTATGATGCCCTGTCGGGCGGGAACGAACTGTACTGGTCGGCACTTACAACCAGTAAGACCGTGAATAACGGTGATGCTGCTCCGACGTTCCCTGCTGGCACCCTGACCGTAACGGAGGATTAAGCCATGATCCGCAGCGTAAAAATAAAGCCAGACCAAGACCCTGAACTGGAATCCATACTACCAACCGACAGAGTAGTTGAAATCGACGAACTAGGCAGATGCAGTCTGTATGATCAGCAACTGGTGATTGCCGATAGCCAGATTGAAGAGGTGATGTAATGACAAACGGGATACCTATTAAAGGCAATGACGGCTTAGAATACAATACCAGAACACAAACAGGCGCAGATAACGAAGAAACTCAAGTTATCCAAAACTCAAGTGATGGCCTGTTTATGCGTCTGTTTCGAGTGTTTCAAAATTTTACATTTTCGTTTCCGGGCACGACAAGTAGCGCATTGAACGTAAGTCTATTAAGCAACCAAGGATTAGGAACAGTAAACACAATAAACGCTGTTAGTACCGTATCTCAGTCATACAATAGCATCGGAGACATGAGTAAATATGTGTCAATGATGAACGCTCAGACTTTGGCTGTTAATACCGGAATCTACAATAACTTTAAGAGGGTATAACTATGGGACTTTCAAATACTAACCTTCCTGGGCTACATATGCCTGAATGGGAAATACTAACAGCATTACCGGCAACACCAGCGGCTGGTAGCTGCATGGTTGACGATAATCAGAGATACATTTATTTTTATATTCAGACCAGTTCTACAATCTGCCAGTTCTGGTGTTATGATACGTGGCGTAAAACCTTCTTACAGTTAAAAACGCCACCTACACAAACCGGTTCATTAGCCTGTATGGTTTACGATGATAACACGGGTGGGCAATGGAATGGCAGGACATACGGTGGTGTTTATCTGTTTACAGGCAATGTGAATGTCTGTTATCTGTATAAATATGATCGAGCTACCGACACGTGGGCATCTGCACTATCTACAACAGGCATATCAGCAACTTTTTCTACTGACTGTTATATGAGCTATCCAGCGCCTGCAAAAAACAACTGGGAGGGAAATTATCACAGCGGAACGATTCGTACTATCACGTTGGGTGCATCAGTAGCTGTAGGTGCGACATCAGCTACTGTTGCTGCATTACCAGAGGCTCTTGCGGTAGGTACACGACTTCGCTTCGGTACATTTAACATCACGCTTACAGCACCAGCTTTAAAGGGAAGTACAAGCCTTACTGTATCTGCTTTACCTCAAGATATGGCTCAAGGCACATTGATTAGCATACCTATACTTGGTATAGATATTTGTCTCAGTTCTGCCGCGTCTGCTTCTGCAACAACGCTAAGTGTGTTCCCTATTCAGCGTGACATACCTAATGCCACAGTAGCTGTAGTTGAGCAGTATATTGTGTTGACGGCTGCTGCTGCAGCTTCAGCAACATCCCTTACTATTGCACCTGCCCTTTATAGTATAGCCAACTCTGCAACTGCTTTCTACTACGGAAACTTCTACCTGATAGGTAACAACTCAACAGCAATGTTCCGATACAATAAGGGCGGTAACGCTTGGTCAACAACATCATCAAACAGCGGAAACCCAGCGTTACCTGCTATGCCAGGTGCTATTGGTACGGGTTGCTCTTTTAAATGGTTGCCTTCATTTTCGCCTTCAAAACTCTGGATTTTGCGAGGTGGTGCTACATCTTCAATATACATTTACGATCTTGATGCAAACACAGTCTCAAATGAAACGTACTACCCAAGCAACGAGACATTC